AATATTATACGGTGGCGATGCTAGGCTCCGGCGTAGCTCAGGCTGCTGCGTAGCGTAGTGGTTTTCCCACATCCGTGTTCGCACTGCCGCGCGTGTCGGAAAATGATGACCGGAAGGCCTCCGATCATCGTCTCCGATGGGTTTGAGGAGAGAGAAAGAACCTTTTTCAGAGCACTCCCACGCGCCTACTCTCTCTGCTTTTCGGGGGTATTTTTGTCCAACAATTTAATGGAACCCTTTGTCCCCCAATATATTGGTGTATCGGGGGCATTGGGGTATTGGGGTATTGACTAGTCAACTGGTACGGACAGAAACTAATGATGGGCTCCTCTTCAGTGGGCCAAATAGAATGGGCTTCCATTTTTAGTTTGGGCTAAATTAACTGGGCTTCATTTAATTTAGGATTTTTCTTTTTCTTTTTTTCTATTTCTTTTTTCATTTCATTTTTTTTTCTTTGACTTTAATTTCCTTGTTTTCTTCTATTTTTTTCGAAGACACTTGAGCTGCGCTCCCTTTTAGGCCGGAATAGATGTTGATCTTCTTGCATGTGATTTTTCTTTTTTGATTTAATTTTCTTTTCTCTTTGATATCATTTTTCTTTTTCTCTTTCTTTTTTGGTTTCCTCAAATATAAGGAATTATATTTGTATTAATAGGAAACAACACTCGCACAGATATATAAGCACAAACACATGGACTAAATTGGGACACACAACCCACAAACCACCACTCCTCAAGGCATAACTACCAAGGCACAGATCACACCACTCACAATGACTATCACATACAGCAACGGCAACGGGATCAAGTTCATCATAGACGTACGGCTCCAGCAGTTCATCAGCGTGTCAGTCCAGGTCTACTCAACCAATCAAGCAATATTGACGGGATTCAACTGCAACATACCATACACATATGAACAGATCATTGCACCATTCGACTTCAACGGAACAGAAGAGATCATCAGAAACACCCTTGAGCTAATGTATGAGGATTCTGATGTCTCCAATTTCCAAGTGGAGGATATGATCGAGACAATTGACATATTGATGACAGAGATGTTCACTGATATGGGAGTAGAAACAATGAGAAGGTGTATTGTACGTCACAAATACACCGTATGAGGAACGTGTACTACAATACGCAAAGTATTGCGTATCTCCGTGTAAATAAAATTAATGATTAATTTTATTGTATTTGTGTTAATTAAATGATGTTTAATTATGTTAATCTCATTTTAAGGGTGTAAATATGATGATGAATAAATCCAGGGGGCCAATGTGCAAATAACCCAGACTTATTCAGAAAGGTGGGGCCCACCTTTCCCCCGCGGAACCAAATCGCCACCGGT